AAAGACGTGATTTATACTCCCTATAGGTCTTGGTTTACGGGGAGTCGAGTGAAAACAAAAGTCACTCCGTATTATTTATAGTAACAAAAATTTACAAACTTGTCAAGAATATCAGCAATTTTAATATGACACCTTCTGTTTGGATGTAAAGAGTGAGGGTTCACTAATTTTTTTTCTACTAAAAACTTAATTCTTTTTGAATCTTTCCACCAATCTGAGAAATGATAATCATCTCCTTTGATTATAAATCCCTCCTCCTCACAAATTAAACTCATCAAGTCTCTCGGATTTTTTTTACCTAGGATCATGTTAGGACTATCGTACCCATACTCATGGTGATTAAATGTATCAAACCAATAATTTTCTACGCCTATCATACTAAAATAATTATCCCAATGTAAAATCTGTTCTGACAATCTTTTCAATTCAACTTGATGATCATAGTGTTTCTCTCGAATAATATTACCTAGTTCTTCTTCATGAATGTTAAGAAGATAGGTTTGATATCTTTTAGTTTTATTATTCCACATTTCCACTCTTGCTGTAGAAGTGATACCCCATAACACTATAACTTTATCGAATTTTTTATAATTATCTGTATTGAAATATTCCTGTGCTAATCTAAATTGTTTTCCATTAGATGATCCTTTAGCTGATAAATTTATATTTTCATATCCATGTTTTTTTGCTAGTATAGTTCTAAAAGGATATTCATCTACTGATAAAGTTTTTTTAAACTTCATATAATCTTCATAAGAAAGTTCTTTATCATACCAACTACCTACACCTCTTGTCCAACTACATCCTAGGGTAACAAGTGCCTTCATGTTTTTGGTAATCTAGGTGTGAGCACATTATTTTTTACATAATTTCTATAAGATGCTCCCCAATCCCATACATGCATGACATAAGATTCATTAGGTAAATTATTCAATCCTAATGAACTTTTTAATCTTCTTACCCAAAAAGAAAAAAGTCTAGGTTGTGGATTTGATGTCTTCAATCTACCCCTCTCGTCTTTTGGATATACCCCAACCTTATCCTGTATAGAGTACTTACCATTTTTAGTCTTAATTGTAGTGGGATCATACCACCATTCACCTTTTGGAATCCATTCTAAAGTATCAGGATTTCTTACCTCATTCCAATCTAGTTGCCATATCTGATGATCATCTTTTATTTTTGTGATAGGTCTTATCTCTGCAAGTAAATCATGGCACTCTTTTAATATTTCACTATAAGTGCTGTCAGTTGTAAAGTGACCTGCCTGTGGATGTCTTTTATTTCTTGCAAGTTTTGATTTGGGTGATGTGAGATCTAAACCTATTGTCTCCCAATCATGTATCCTACTCCATTTCAATCCAGTCAATTGTCTTGCACAATCAAATGATATTTGATCTCTATTGGATCCAACTTTGCTATATTTCCACCACAGATCATGAAACTTCGCCATCTCATCATCTATTTGCCTCCATATGCATGTCAAAACAGGTGAGCAATACTGTGTAAAATCATAATCCACCTCTTGCAATGCGTGAACAAGTTCTAACATTTGTTCTTTGCTATTAAAATTTGCACCAAACCCTTCCATGACTTCATTATGAAAGGTAAATCTATGTGGATGCAACATGTGTGTTAGTGGCACCTCTTTCAATATGTTTTTTGATTTTTCTACCCACTCTTTCGTATGCACATAGCATCCATCTAACCACACTGTTTTAGATCCATTAGGAAATAATTTATGAGGACATATTTTTGCAAAAGAAGATAACCTTCTTGGATCTCCATCTATCTCACCATAAACAAAGTCTGGTATGTCTCTATATTCCCAAGGTCCTTTCTTCTCGACCTTACCATCGGTAAAACATACGTACTTGACATCAGGATCATAGTACATGTCATCAGGTATAGTATCATACCAATTTGTTATGCTAGTATAAATTATTATTTGATCCAATTCAGGATTGTCCCACTCAATAGCGTATGAATATTTTCCAGCGTCACCAAAAAAAGGTTGACTTGTGACACGATCTGTGCCTGTCCTGAAATATTTTTTCCAATCATATAAACCAGTCACTTCAGTAAGTAAATCTATAAATTCAATTACATCTACATTCTCTTTGTGGTATTTGTAATCACCACATCTATTATTCCACCACTCCCCAGTAGGAGTTGAGTCAGAAAATTGATTTATAATATCTCTTGAGTATATTGTTTCACATTCTTGTGGACACAATTGATATGCAACTGAAAATGCTAATTGATCTCTTACACCACCTTTATTGTACCATTCCCACCACGTTTTATTGAAATCATGATCATTCCAACTTCTCCATATTATAGTGCATAGTGGTGAAAAGTATTTTTCAAAATTATAATCAGTTTCTGATAATTCTATGGTAAATCTCATTACATCATCAGGATCTACCCATCCTCTGCTCACATACTCTGCACACTCCTCAAGGTAAGTGTGTTTGTGAGGGTGTTCCATGTATGTAAACCCCCCTTTGCCTATAATCTCTTGACTTATTTTTTTAAAGTCATCATTGAGCAAGTGTACTTTTGATGCGTCAATATACACACTTGATCCCTCAAAGGGACACAATATTTTATCTTTTCTACTACTTCTTATTGGATCTCCTAAATCTTCTACATCTGTTATAATCTGCACCCAATCAGGTGCCTGCAAATTCTCAATATAATTGTTTGTGTTGATGGTGTAATAAATTGTCATCAGTATACATCAATAATATTATACACCTTCATGTAGAAACCATGATCAGGGTATGAAGTATATAGTTTTGGATTCAAACCTGTTATTTTTTTTAGATCTACTAGCAATTCCTTATTTCTTTTATACTGATTCATATCACCATTTTGAGGGTGCATTCCCTTTCTACCTATTTTATTAAAGTAACCTAATGGTACTCCAGAATCATTTCTATTCTCATAAACAGATGGTACAAGTCCACTAAATTTTAGTGCAGCATCATAAGATATTTGATCTCGATTACATCCAATAAGTGACCATTTATACCACAACTCATTAAACTTATTCATCTCAGGACTCATAGTTCTCCATACAATAGTACCAAGAGGACTACCATAAGTTCTAAAATTATATCCAACTTCTTTCAGTTTTTTTGTCAACTCTATGGCATCATCATAAGAAAAGAAAGCACAAGTAAATCCTTCTAAAATCTCATCAAAGTAAGAGAATTTAGATGCATGTCTTAGCATTGTAAATGGAAAGCATCTTACACTCCTCTCAATAAATTCTTTTGTATGCACATAACACCCGTCTATCCATATAGTATGAGTGCCCTCAGGGAAATACAAGTGTGGATTTGCCTTTGGATAGAAAGATAATCTACGTGGACAATCAATATCAACATCCAATTTTATGTACTCCCACGGTTCTACAGTGGTATCAATGCTACCATCATGGAAACAGACATATCTTATGTCTGGATCGTAGTAATTATTTTCTGGAAATTCATCGTAATCATTGGTGATGCAAGTATAGATTATTATATCTTTTTTATCAATACAATCATTCATATCGAACGGTAAGTATTTAATATTTGCATAAGTTTGTCTTACTATAAGACTGTTCTCCCAACCATCAAACACATTACATAAATCATGAACAAATTCTATTCTTTGCTTCACAGTTGGCAATGGATGTAAATCATAAACTGATTCATACGAATAATTTCTCCTCCTTTTGTCACCTAAGTTGACTATACAATCAACTCTGAATGCTTTCGTAGTTATAAACTCAGCGACGGCACTTGATATTTGATCTCTATTAACACCACTCATGTACCATTCTCTCCATGTATCACACCACTCAATTATGTCAGGTGCCAATCTTCTCCAGATGACACAATTTATTGATTGATTATAATCTGATAATTTATATCCCTGACTCTTTATTTTTTCTGCCATACTAATACATTCATCGTAAGATGAAAACCCATGCGAATACAATTTAGAGAATTCGTGTATGAGTGATCTTTTTTCTGGGTGTGTTTGAAGAACAAAATCTTTTGTCTTGAACAATTCAAATGAGTATTCTACAACTCTTTGATCAACAGGATAGCACCCATCAATCCACACTGTCTCAGTATTTTCTTTGAAGAAAAGATGCGGGCAATGTTTAGGTAAATATGATCTTCTTACAGGACAAGTGATATCTGATTTTAATTCAATGTACTTCCATCCATCCACATCTGGTTTTTCACCATCATAAAAACAAATGTATTCAACTTCTGGATGATCATATGGTGATTCTAATTTATCATATAAGTTTGTGATAGAAGTGTATATTATCATCCATTCAACATTTCTCTAGGGAGAATTCTTCCTGATTTCTCTCCTAAAATTCTATTAGTAACATCACCTGGTTCACGAGAGAACCATCCAGTAGCTATGTACTTACTCACGTCACCAGTGAGAAAGGCACCCCTATGCACATGTGTATATGCAGCTGGCCATAAAACTACAGTTCCTTTTTTTGGTTGGAAAGAAATTTCTTGGTGGAAGAAATCAGTAGCACCACCATTCTCAAATGGTATATCATTCAAATAAATCATCCATGTCAAAACTCTATCTCTATATAAAAAACTTCCATTCTCTGAATGCCAAATATGATATCCTCCACCAGAATTAGTCCTTTGTATTTTACATGTCCATGAAGAAACAGGATCACAGGAATCTAAAATCCCTTTGTATTTTTTAGCATACAATTCAAAACATCCACCAACAATTTGATTTATCTCCATCGCCATAGCAGGGTCAGAAATTTCCAAATATAATTGATCATCTTTTCTACCGAGACTACCTTGAGTGAATTGTTTTCCCCCTTCGCTCATTGGATTTAATTTTATTTCTCTCCCATTATATGTCGTGACATTGACATCAAGATCTTCTTTCTCAATATGTTTCCTTTTATACCAATACTCAAAGGAATCAACAACTGAATCGCAAAATTCCCACTTGACGAAATTATCAAATACTCCAATAGCACCATGATCAACCATGCCTTTGAACTCTGGTTGTTTCAATTTGTCGTCAAGAATTACTTCAGACATTTTTTGCCTCCTCTTTACCTTGATTAATGTATACCTGTGGTGGTATTCTACCACAGTATTCATCTAATTGCATCACTT